ACATCCAACCCTGTGAGATTGCCGGATCTGTTTCCTCGTCTGGGAAACATCCTGAATGGTGCTTACGGCAGACAGCTCACTTCAGTAGAGATTTGCCTGCTGATCGACGAAGCCGCAGTGACCATCGTGGCGGGCAACATCCGGCGCAGTGCTGGCATGCGCCAATTCAGCTCGGATGACGATGCTGCTGCAGGCGCAAAGGACAATCTCTGGCAGCAGGATGACGAGGGCAACTGGAGGATCGACCCAGCTCGGGACGCCTTACGAATGGCGAATCACACCCGTGTGTATCACCAAGTACCTGACTACCAAACGGTTCTGAAGGCCGTCACCAAGCAATTTCATAGCGGTGAAGGTGCCATTCAGTTCGCCCCGGAAGCAATCGCACGATCCAATGCCGACTTACTCAACGAGCTTGAGAAGAAGCGTGAGTTCCTGACTCGCTACGGAAGGTTTGGTTCTGGAGCCGCTCGCCAATACCTAAAGACTTTGGCGATTGACGAGGGTCTTGAGATCACCGAAAAGGAGCTGGATCATCGGATGGATCGATATGGGTTGAATCCATGCGGTGAAATCCTTGGCGCTGATTTCCACTGCAACCTGTCAGAGGTTCATCTGAACAAGATCGATCCGACCGACTTCGAGACACTGGACAAGGCATTCGAGGCCGGTGCTCTGGCGGTGGCCGCACTGTTGCATCACCAGTTCAAAGAGCCTCGCTATCAAGAGTCTCGGGAACTGGATCCGATTGTGGGCGTCAGTTTCACAGGCTTCTTCGATTTCTGTGTTCACGCCTTTGGAACCGAATGGCTTCAGTGGTTCGCTGATGGACGACCCGATGGCTCAAAGGGCAGAGTTTTCAAGAAGCTTGAGGCGGATTACCTGAGCCGTTGGCGGGTGGTGGTTGCTCGAACAATCACTGAGTACTGCACTCGCCATGGTCTACGGATTCCCAATCGCTACACCACAGTTCAACCGGCGGGGACAAAATCGCTGCTCACTGGAGCATCCTCCGGGTGGCATCCCCCCAAGGCAGCACGTTTTATCAGGCGGATCACCTTCCGCAAAGATGACCCAGTAGCCCTGGCCTGCAAAGACTATGGATACAACGTCATCCCAGCTCAAACAGACAAGGATGACGAAGGGCGTCTGCTGGACGATCCATTCGACCACCGCTGCACGGAATGGCTAGTCGAAATTCCGACAGAGGTGTCCTGGGCCAACATCCCCGGCGCGGATGAAGTCGACATCAGCAAGCTTTCCGCCAGTGCCCAGTTCGACTTCTACATGCAGGTTCAGCGGTTCTACACGACGCACAACACCTCAGCGACGATTGAATTCCGCGAAAACGAGATCGAACAGCTAGCGGCTGAGATCTTCACCGCCATTGACAGCAATCAGGGTTACATCTCTGCGGCTCTATTGGCTCGGTTTGATAGTCATCAGACATTCCCAAGAATGCCTTTCGAGCCGATTGAAAAGCTTGAGTACTTCCAGTTAATGGCGGAGGTTCACCAGCGCCGCAGGACTGAAGATTTCAATGCTTCGCTGCAATCCCACGACGGCGAGACGCTGATCGAGGCTGGGCCAGCTCCATGTGATTCGGACTATTGCCTGAAATCATCGGCAGAGGCAGAGGCCAAGCCCTTCTCTGAATCATCCATGTTCGCTCCCATTCCATAGTCGATGGAGTTACTGGAAGCCCTCCAGATTCTATATAAGGGGCAATCCAACGTCGCATTAATGGCGAAAAAGTTGAATATGCCCCTTGAAACACTTCAAGAAGAATTCAGGCAATATGTGAAGGTTAATCCAATTGATCCTGATGTCTGGCAATTAGACATTGATATCAATTGGCCATACCACACGTAGGTGCTTAGATTTGGATTCTTACGAACTCGAGAATTGGAGAAAAATAAAAGCCGCCCTCGAAGAGGCGGGGAAAACAGATACCCACTTCTATAAGAGAGCGGTGTCAATTACATCTGGACAGGGTGACTACATGAGCCACCCTCCAATGCCTAGTCAAGAGGATTAGCGGTAATCCAACTTGGCCGGTTCCTGCACTCCGTCGATCTTTCTGAAGAAGGCGGCGACATCAAAATCTTCAGAACGGTCTGACCAGAACCCCTCCGCCTTTCGTGCAGTGGTGCGCCAGGAAAAGACATAAACGTGGTCATCGTCACGCTTATTGAATTGACGTGCCATTTCAGCGGCCACTGTAAACGTGCCCACTTCGCAAACCATCTCGACGAAGCGTCGACCATTCTTTCTGCAACGACGGGTCACAGTCACCCCAGTTTTTCTGGAGACAGGCATCAAGACTTCTCCATTTCGAGGATTTCATCAATCGCGGTGACATAACCGTTCCAGAAGGCTGCTGCATACGAAGCCTGAGGTTCTCTTAACTCGCGCTGCTGCTCAGCCTGCCTGTGGGTTGCCCAGCTCCTGAGGCTCTTGATGCTGCTCTTACGAACCCTGAGATAAGGATCGACCTCGTTTTGTCTGTGGATCAGTGCTTTGAGTTCTTCACCGGTCTTTAGGTAGTTTTGATTTGAAAAAATGCGCTCTGATGCTGAACGATCAACTGAATTGGTCATGAGAGTCAAGATTGGTGCTTGAGGAAACGGTTGAATGCGCCTGGTCGTGCTCTGAAGCGGTTGTCGCGTTGCCGGACTTTTGGTCGGTAGTAGATGTAAACCTTTCGTCCGTTTCGGAAGAAATAGTCACCACCTCGCGGGCCGGTAAAGACAGCCGCGTCGTCAGGCACTTGTGAAACGTGTACCTCGGTCATCAGCGATTACGGAAACGACGGGCGGCTTGTGCTTTCAGTTCTTTCTTGTCCAACCACCGCTTGTAATGCTTCTCATGGATCTTTTTGCTGTGCCCCATGGACCGGCAAAGTTCGTCCAAGGTGATGTGATCGAACTTGGACCCTGTGTGAAAAGCAGCGGCGAATGCATGGCGCAGGTCGTAGCACTGCGCGTCACGTCTCCACAGCAGCTCAGGAACGTTTTTCCGATACCTGTAGAACTGAGTAGCTGCTCGGTTGCCTAGTTGCTTGCCAGTGTGGTCTGGGTTGGCCACAGGCAGTCGAGCGTTCCTGAGGTCCCAACGATCAATCCAATCGTCACGACGGGGGAAGACTGCGCGATAACCAGTCTTTTTGGATTCAAGTTCGATGAAGCCGTCATCGTCCGGCAGCTCTATCAACGTGAATGGCTCATGAGTTCTCAGGCCATAGACAGCGATCAATCCGAAATACTGTTGCCACGCTTTCGTGGTGATGCTGTCAATAAATAGTTCGACGTAGCGATCAGACGGAATCGTCCGAGGATTGATCTCTTGCTCTGGGCAATAGTTGTTCTCCTCGTATGCCTTATCAAGCCAAGCTGAATCAATCTTGATCGTCGGGCAGCATTTCAGAATCCGTTTGATGGTCGTCAAACGACGCTCGTAATCACGCACGTCGGTCTGGCACTGCTCTACCCAGTTCTGCAGCTTCTGTGCAGTCACAGGGCCAGTCAGCGCCCCTAGCTGGCGCATGTGCCGCCCGTAATCCTGATCCTGCCACTTGGTGCCCTTCTTCTCTAGGTGGGTTTGGAGTTGGGCCACCAGAGCAGTCCATCCGTTGAACTGAGTCGTCACCTCCGACTTCTCAAGCTCCAGCAGCTCCAGAGGCCGCTCCGCTTTGTCCATATCGAGGCAGAGCTGGTACAGACGCTTCAAAGCGCCCGGTTCAGACCACCGGATCGAGGTCGCATGAGTTTTTGAGCCATCCTCAAACCCTGAACGGGCGACAATCATGCCGAACGGGCTCTGCTTCGTAGTCCTGATCTTGAATTTGACGCCTAACTCTTTCAGGCTGGAGTTCACCTGAGAGGTCTGAGGCGTGCTCTGAACACTACTCAAAACTATACCGGGGGTAGATGTGGAGTTTCTAGTACAAAATCCCCCGCACCGCAACGAATCCCAGTCATATCCAGCCAGGTTTTCAGGATGAAAACCATCTCAGTCCAAGAGCGGACTCAACGCGAGACATGAAAAAAGGGGCCACGAAAAGCTCGAGACCCCTTGCGGTCATTGGGTTTTCAACAATGGAGCCAAGGAGACTCGAACTCCTGACCCCCTGCATGCCATGCAGGAGACCCGAATTTGAGACTGGCTCCACCGCAGGCAATTTCAGCGAAGGAATTTCGTCGCTATACCGAGTCTTATACCGAGGCGATTCGGACAAGTCGGACAAAACGGGGGAGATTGCACCGTTTGAACACTACAAACCGCTCTGACAAAGGGCAACCGGTTCGAGGGGCGAGGTGCCACCAGTACGAGAACCAGTAACAGCCGATACCATGGGGATGACGTTGAGCCCGCTTCGGGCTGCATAAATTTCCGGCCAGGCAACGGGGGCCGGTGGCATGGAGAAATCCAATGAACGTGCTCCAAATGATCCGCAACAAGGCTCAGAAGCTGGATGCCCTTAAGCAGGCCCAGGTAGCTGCTGTGAAGGCTCCTCCGATCTTTCTGGTCTATAGAGGCAACCGCTACCAGAAGGTCAGCTAAAGCCGCTCACGGGCCGCTCAGAGGCGGTTAGATGAGGTCAGTTAGACCTTGACTTAAATGTTCAATCAGATTCATGGGAGGGACGACCGTCGAGAGATCGAGGTTGACCCTCCTTCTTCTTATGAAGAAAAAATCGTCCAAGAATATGACAAGACGATTGAAAAGTACGAAGTAAACATTGCTATGGATAAAATCCAAAATCCAGAGCACTACAAGCAAGGTGT